TTGCCGTTACGGACAAGGGCTATATGCATCCATGTGTTTGAGGCTAAAGATATTGAGTTACTAACACCAAATAAAAAACCGCTAGAATAAACGGAAAACAATAAACTATACTTGCCCGAACCAGTATTTAACAAGCAAAGTCGCCAGTAATTATTACTATTAACATATTGCTGTGCCAGTGTCACAGTTTGGCCTGTTGGCGGGAGACTGGCTAGTCTCACCCACATGTCAATAGTAAAGTTACCACTTCCAAAGGCCCAATCTGAACTTTCGGGAATGGTTAAATAGTCGCCTGTACCGTCAAATAGACCACTTGCTGTGCCAAATTTTTTTTGCGCTGTGCTAATTTGTGCGTTTCCGTGGGCTGTTACCGTTTTTCCTGTTTCGTCCGTAAAAATGGAGCTGCCGCTTACTCCTTCGCAATGAAGAAGTAACTTTGTGTAACTGTCAGCAACACTAGACAATTTTACAGCATCACTAACAGCCACAGTATTATTATGGTTGCCGTTAAAGTCTGCTGTTAAGGTATCGGTCTCTGAAAAGTCCACACCTTTAGATATTTTTATATCCCCTGCGCTGGTGGTAGTATCAATATTGGTAAGTGTCCCTTCTTCCCAGTCGGCCTGGCTACTTTTCGCGATGCTGCCCATGCTGCCGGATAAGAGATAGAGGTTTTTGTCCCATGCGTAGATTAGCTTGTCTCCGTCCGGATGTTTCCACGCGTGCAGGCCGAGAGACGGCCCAGCGCCGAGAGAGGGGAACAGGGACTCATAGCCGGCCACCTTGGAGATGCTACCCACGGGGTTGCCCAGGTCTACGTTCTGCGCCGGCGTGATCTGGTGGGCAGGCATACTGTAGATGCCGTCAACGGCGTTAACGCCGCGCCAGTCCTGCTGTGGTATGGAAACTATCTGCCGGTTGCGGCTCCGGTTACGCCCCAGCCGACGCAGTATGTTTTCAAATGCCATCTAACCGCACCACCTCTATGGTCTGTGGGCCGTCGTCCATCAGCTCATACCTATGGGCGTTTTCGATTGCATTAAGGTAATCCTGGCAATACGCCTCCATGTCAATCACATCGTCGTTGTCGTGGTTGCGGGAGTCGTATATTCCCTTGATCAGACGCATAAACGGCTTCACATGGAATTCTTCTTTCAACTCCGAAGGAGAAGATGAGCTGGAATCCGTGAGCGCTGCAGGCTTGCGGTAGTAGTAAAGTTTTACCGTGCCGGTCGGAGTCGTGCCGAAGATCCAGATATTTGATATGTCTGGCAGCATGTACTGGCTGGTCGGGGACGCATCGGGCACCTTGTCGTCTATGTCGAATATCTGCTTCAGCAGGGTATCGCCGTCATAGACGCGGGCCGGCGCCAGAAAGTCTGCCGGCAGGGGGCCGATCCCTGCGGTGATGGTATGCGCCGCATCCGAACCGTCGTAGGAGTGTACCGTCAGGAGCCGGAGCCTTTTCCCGATGTCGTTGCGGTAGAACATGTCGATATAGAGAAGGCAGTCCTCCCGCGTCATTTCAACGGGATTGGCTGGATCTTCTTCGCCTAAATCCTTGAGGCATTGGTTGATGATCTCGTCCGTGGTCATAAAAAAATAACCCCCTCTCAGGAGTTTACTTAATCGGTACTTCCTGCCCGCACCCGGGGCAGGTTATGTTTTTAGCCTCGCCCAGCCGGAAATCCGGCAGGTCCGGCGAAATAGGCTTTACTGTACCCGTGGCGGCTTTCAGCGTCGCCAGGACGGTATCGCAGTTGGGACATTTAATGATCTGCATATTGCACCTCCCTTGTTGGCGCTTTCGCTGTCTCGAAATCTTCTACTCCAGCCTTGTAACGATGCAATCTACACTAGCGGGGATCGTCACTGTTTTGCCCGGAGTGCCGCCTATGGGACTGCGCCAGCCCCCGGACGGGATTGTCAGCGTCAGGCCGTTGACGGTAAACTTTTGGGCTGTATCCTTATTGTGGTAAATCTCCAATGCGTATATATCATCGGAAAATGTCAAGACGTTATTATCTGCATCGTCCTGGTCTAAACATTCTGCAACCTTACTGCCCGAAATCTTAATACCGCCCAACCCATCTTTAGTCAGCGCCTGCTCCAGTAAATACTCTAATCTTGCACTAATTCCCATCTATTTCACCGCCTTTGGGTGTTCGTTCCTGTAGTGCTTCACCATTTCGCCCCAATCGTCGCTTCCAAAGCCGCACTTTTTGCACTTGTGCTTCGGTTCGGGAGCCGCTTCCCGCGGCTTCTGCTCTGGAGCCGGAGCCTGTTCTGCGACAACCTCATGCCGGAAACGCGCTTTCATGCGCTTGACAAAAGGGTTGTCGTCGGATAGCACCAATTCGCCATTGCCGTCAAAAGTAAAAAGCGGCTTGCCGCTGGCAAAATCTGTAATGAGCATATTGGGATCGCCGAAAAATTTGATTTTCATATTTCCCCTCCTGGAAGTAAAACAAGGGGCGCGAGGCCCCCTGCTTTACGGAAGATTGATTACACCAAGTTTAACGCTGGATACAGTGCCGCTCTGGGTTACAGCCACGTTGATGGTCACAAGGCCGTTGGATGCCTTAAACCGTGCGGAGTCAAGCGGCCCGATCTGTTTCATGGTGTTGCCGTCAGCAACATCGACGGACAGAGTGCCGAGGTCTTTCCTCCAATATTCTCCCGGCGACACAGTGATGGTCGCGGTATTCACAGCGACAGAGTCATTCTCGTTGCGGACAACGATAACAATTTTCTCGTCCTGCGCGGCGTTAAAGTCAACGGTGTTGTTATCCTGCGCGGCGTAGAAGCTGAAAGCTACACTACCGTCACGGGTTGCGCTGGAAGCGGTTAATGCTTGCGTCATTTTATATCACTCCTTCCCTGTTATATGCTGGATTCGCTGGAGGTTGTCAGCGCAAGGCATACCATTTCCTTGGGCTTGACAACCTTCGCGCCGTACAGGTGCAGCCCCTTGACGGCATCGCCGAAGCCCTCGCTGGTCAGCCTGTAAGCCTGGGTTTCCACCAACTGCTCGGCGTATGATATGGCCTGCTTGGTGCGGAGCAGGCAGTAGCTCAGTGTGCCAGACTGCACGATGTTGTTGGACATGAAAATATCGGCCCCAAGAAAAGAGCCGATCTTGCCGTTTACCAGGGTGGAGCTGTCGTAGTCGCGGATGATCTTCGCCAGGAGCAGCTTGGTCGCCACCTGCGGGGATACCTCAAGGGCCATATACTCGCCGGTAGGAACATCGTTCTCGTACAGCTTTTGAATGGCCTCGGCTATGACGCTGGTGATATTGGCGGAGGTAATGGTCTTGGTTATGATGCTGCCGGCCTCGCCGTACTTGCTGAAAATAAACCTGTCGGCGTAATCGTTGAGCTTTAAGCCGGCCTTCCTCATTCCCTCGCTCATTATCTTCTGGTTGGCCTGAGCCTTGTCCACATCGTCAACCGCGAAGTTGTAATACTTCGCCTCGGTGATCTCCAGCATGGTTGACGCGTCGTCCAGGGTTTGCAGAGTCAGCCCGGTGCCGAAGTTGTTCTTGATGTAGTTGTTTACGTTGATCTCGCCGATGCTGTTGATTTTTACGCGGTCACCCTTATTCTTGATGGTCCCCTCATAGTCCCGATTACAGTTGTTTATCGCAACATGTTTGCGATCACGCTCCTTGAGCATGGTCGCCGCCCATAGGGTCATTCTGTTACTTTCGGCCTTCGCCTACTGACCATCGTTTGATGGCGGGAGGGCGCTTCAACCCCCCTCTTATGGTTTCCCATAAGTTCAGACTATCCCATCTACCTGCATAGCAGGCAGCGCCGATTATAGTCGTTGAACCTTCTTTAAGCCGTGAATCTTCCAAGTTTATCTCGCTTGGCAGTTGCCTTATGGTGCTTTATGTGTTCTGATATGTCCGTTATTTTAAGGTTTTCCGGTCTGTTATCGGCTTTGTCGCCGTTAATATGATGGATTATTTCGTTGTTGCCTAGATACCTTCCCAGTAGACGCTCCATTACCAGCCGGTGTTGCGGCATATACCCCTTATATGGGACGGAGCAGGGGTGACTTGGGCAATATTCCAATATATAGCCATCGTGCTTAATAATGCCGCCCTTCCAATTGTGGTGATCTTCGGCATAATGCCTAATTGTTTTTGGCGAACGATAGCCTGACCGGCGTATTGGTATTCCATACCTTGTCAGCCTGTAGCGCATTGTGCTATACGACACTCCCATTGCTCGCGCCAAAGCGCTAACTGATCCCAGCTCGGAATACATACTTTCTAGCATTTTTTTATTCACGGTATCTCCCCCTATAAGGAATGATGGCGGGAGATGTATAGGCATCTCCCCTTGCGTCCGTCGAACCACCTTAAAGCTTGGCTGCGGATTACCCTCGTCTTTACGTTAGGGCGTCCCCGCAATTTACGGCGTGTTCACTGATGAATTACTTCATCAGGCCCCACACAGGGATGAAATTGTCTATACTCACTTATCTCACTCCTTATTTCCAGTTTTTCATTGACGCTACTATGGCGTCGTAGTTCCTCAAGACCTCTTTCTGGCTCATGGCCTTCACCTGGTCGCGCGTAAAATACCCCGACTGCACGCTGCCGTTGCCGGTCACGCTGCCGGGGCTTGATTCTGCGTTCCTGTTGTTCTGCTCGCGTATTTGCAGGGTTTCTTCCAGCTTGGCAATGCGCTCCATCAACGGAGCCGTTATTTTATCCACTCCCCCGTTGCTGATCATTTGCCCCAGCAGGTAGTTATAGGCAGTAGCCGGGTCGATATTCCTGTCGCTCGCAACAAGCGCGTCGATGTTTGCTTCCAGTTCGGCAAAATAAGGCTTGTTTTTAAGCGCCTCTTTCTGCGCCTGCATAGCGTATTGCCTGGCCTGCTGTATTACCGGGTGGCTTTCGATCTCCTTGCTGATGATCGCCGGATCTATGCCCTGCTCGCGCAGTTCTTGTTCTCGTAGCGCCTGCCGGTATTGGGCCTCGGTGGTGATTGGCACTCCTTCCCACTCGAACCCGAACGAGGCGATCAATGCGTCCCTAGCGTCCTGGTATGTTTTCGCTATGGCCCTTTCGTAGTTCATGCCCTTTTGGGCAAGTTTCACGGCTTCCTCCATGGTGAGAGGAACATCTTCCTTCATGTACTTGATTTTCAGAAACGGAGCAGTTTCCGTTTCCTGCCCCTGAGCTGTGGTTTGCTCAGGCGTAGTTTCCTGAGTGGTTTCCTGGGTAGTTTCCTGGGTGGTTTCCTGGGTGGTTTCCTGAGCAGTCTCTTGAGTAGCTTCTTGAGTAGTTGCTTCCTGGCCCTGGTTAGCCAAATCTTCCACGAATATCATCCTTTCTGCCTATGGTTGGGCATAAAAAATAGGCCGTTAGGCCCGTCCGATTTGCTTTTTGTATTCTCGCAGTTCCGCTTCCCGGTAAAGGTGCGTAGCCGGGTAGTGGGTATCTACCCATATCTCGAATCCCGCACAGGCGGCCCGGACGCAAAAAAACCTGTCCTCGCCTGAGTAGGAGATGTTGTAAACGTCGCTGTAGCACACGCCGCGCTCAAACACCCTGCGGTGGATCAGGATGCAGGCTCCGGTCATGCCCACCCGGTAAACCCCCGGCTTTTTCCACTGTTCCAGCATCTCCAGGGTCACGCCGTCGTAGCTGTCAAACATCCAGCAGTTGGGAAGCGGTATGCCGTCCGGATCAAATTTCGTCCAGAATATCTCCGCAACAATATCCTTCTTCGCCGCCAACAGCGAAATGAGCGTTTTGGGGTGCAGGATCAGGTCAGAGTCCGGCATGAAAATGTAATCGTACCCGTATGTCAGCGCGTAGCTGGCGATAGCGTTTTTCATGCGGATGATGTTCCTGATGTTCTTGGTTGTCCAGACGTGGCTTTTGGTGTCTCGCGGGTAGTCGTCGTTTGTTTTCAAAATCCCGTAACTGCAATCAACCAGAGGTATTAATTCCGGCGAGTTGTGGAAAATAAAAAACCGTCCGACTTCCGCGCCGTCCGGTATCTCCAGCCTGTCA